ATAATATACTTATTGAGTAACTAAAAAAGCGTAAAGCCTAAAGGTCAATTCCATTGTAAAATACATTGCAAATGTTGCCAAACACAAAGAAGCCAACACTAGCAATAGCACTAACAATTGCCTTGCAGTTTTCATGAATTATAGTTATAAATATTACCATTGATTTGTTATCAAGTACCATTTGTTAAAATTTTATAATTTCGTTAAATGGTTTTTCTGTTGGATATTAGATATTTTAAAGAGCCGTAGTTGTTAATACACCTGCATTGTTTACAGTAATTCTAAACCTTGTCCCATTGGGGGATTTTAAAATTGCTCCTTTATTTGAATCGAAAACTTCAATATCGCCTGTAGATTTAATGGCACTACCATTGAAGTTTTTTGTTGTAAATGTTGCGTTGCTAAAAATTGTAGTTCCTAAAAATTCATAGCCCGCTGTGTTTAAATGAAGATTATCTCCACTATTATATGCACTTAACAATACAGCAGCATCACCACCTTGCCCACCTAATACAGCATAACTGTTTACTCTAAAATCAACATCAATAGCCGTATCTAATATCCATCTATTTACATTATCCAGTATTGTTTGTCGACCAACTGTCCAACTAGCATTATTTTTAAATGGCGAAATTGTAACTGCAACTACAGCAACTCCAGCATTCTTCGCTTTTGTGTACATTGCTTGTAAGTTGGTTTTTATGTCGTTAAATGTAAACCCTTGTGCTATATCGTTTATCCCTGCTTCAATTACTACATAATCAGCATCTCCAGCTTCAACTACATCTCTAAGAAAATTTGTATTGATTCCAAAAGTGTTAGCACCACTAACCCCTTTGTTATTAGTGTTCCAGTTAGTGCCTAATAATTCATTAAGTTTTCTTTGATAAATTCCAATAACGGTTTTGCTATCACCAACACAGTATATCTGGCTAACTGATTTTGTAGTATCTACAAATAAACCACCCCTTACCCTTGCACTTCTTGAAAGGTCTAATGAAGCTGAGGGGTTAGGATTAAACAAGCCAAGTTTACCGTCTAATGAATAATTTATAGTTGTTTGTAAGCTCATTTTGTTGCCCCAGTTTGCAAAAGAAAAACCATTTCCACTTTGAATACTCCCTACATTTGGGTAATATAACGGCACGTTAATTATTGCAGTTTCTTTTCGCAAAACAAGCACATCTGTGCTATCAACATTAAATGATTGGCTACTACCATAAGTTGAATTTCTGCCTGTATTAATCCCAAATCGACCATTAGACACATTATAATTCAACGAAGCATCATTCCAGCCAAAGGTTTGCCATTGAAGACCATTTGCATTTGAATTAACAGTAGGGTCAAATTGCAATATTGGATTAGCCCCACCTAGTCTAAGCCTATTTTTTGCTTCATCAAAAGTTAAACCAGCGTTATCAGTAACTAAACCTGCAGTACTTATATATGGTATTCTCGAAAATGTAAGGTTACCTAAAGTTAAACCTGTTGTTATTCTTGCATTGCCAACAACTTCAAATTTAAATCCATTATTCGAATTACCAATACTTACATTTCCAGTCGAGTAAATATTAAAATAGTCGTTTGTGTTGTCTCCAATAGCAAATCCTGTAGAACTTGCAACACTTCTTAAATTCCAACTATTCCATCCATTTTGGTGTAGCCTTAAAGTAGCAGCTGAACCTCCTGGTGTTTGTATGTGAAAATTAGTTAAAGGGTTTCCGCCAATTCCAAGCCAGTTATTTGTATTATCCCAAACAAAATTAGCATTGCTGCTTAAAGTATTTGTACCTGTATAAAAAGGCACTCTACCGCTTACTCCTGTACCTGTAATGGGGTTTGTTAATGTGTTTTGTTTTGTTGCTAAACCAGCATCAACATAAGGCTTTGAAGCAATTACCGTACTATCTACAATAAAACTTCTATCAGCACTTAAATCCCCACCACCTGCTAAACCATAACCTGCTACTATGGCTCTGTTTCGTAAAGCATAGGTTGCGTTTGTAAAATCCTTACTTGCAACTACAACACTATCTACACTTAACGTTCTACTTGGTGTTAAATTACCACCACCAGTAACTCCCCAACCATTGTTTACTGCCAAAAAATTAGGCGATACGCTGCTACCTGTAAAATATAGCACTTGTCCTGTACTTGCCCCAAAGTTTCTTAATTTGCTAGTATTTAACGTTCCTACCCAACTAGGGTCGTTGTATTGCAAAGCTAATTGAGGGAACGTTGATAAAGCCCACGCTTGTGTTGCGTACAAACTATCAAGCGAACCCCCAAAACGAACCCACTTGTTAGCAGTTCCACCAGAAGGCACTCTTATCCAAACACTCTTATCAGTTTTATAAAAAAGCATAGCTACGCTATCATTTCTACCATTTAGGGTGGTATCTGCACCTCTTGGTAATTGAAAGGCTTTCAAAGCATTAACAGCAACAATAGTGTTACCATTTGGGCTTCCTAATAATGGGTAAGGTTGTGTATTCCCTACTACAATGCTTACTAAAAAAACAAAGACTAATGACAATTTTCTCATATCTAAATTATTATTGTATAAACTGTTCCTGAATAAAATGTTACTCCGCCCAATAATGTAAAACCACCTGCAATATTATAACTAAAATCAACCCCTTGTACAAGAAAACCTGCTCTACCACTATCATAAATAAAGTATGTTGTATTTAGTGCTAATGTAGAGTTTAAATATTGGTCAGTACCATTTGCAGGTGCGTCTCCTTCTCCTATTGTAAACTGAATATTTGATAGTGACCCAGATACTGAAGGAGTTAATGGGCTTCCATCGTTGCTAATTCCCATTATATATTCTGCTTCAACTGCATATCCCCCACATAATGAATATAGATAATTGGCATTTGCAAATAAGTTAGCATCAGTTGGTGTATTGTTATACATATACTCAACATCTTCTCTAACTATTCTTATCATCAATGGCAAGTTATTTTGTGGCAACTTACCATAATTTACAACAACAGTTTTAGCATTTTTGTTTGCTGATAAATATTGGCATATTTTCCCTACTTCTATTATTTGTGGTATTGTTAATGGCATTAGAAATTGCTTGTTTTACCATCCATTAAAAATTTTGCTCTATCTAAACAAAGTTGTGAATTGTTAATATCTGAAAACAAATTAACACATTTTTTTGCACTTTGAATTTCACTACTTAAAATCATTCTACTATTAACATAATCTTCATCATTTAAGAATGATGGGCTACTTGCTTGTACAGTTGTTAGGTTGTAAGAAAAGTTTTCACTATACTTACTAAAACAATTTAAACTATTTGATGTGTATAATACTGTCATTAGTTGTTAATTATAAATAAACTCTTATTTCTATTGATGTATTTTCTAACACACCGTCTACTTGTGTCCCGTTTGCATTTGTATATACACCAATCGTATTACTACCTGATGAAGCCCCAGAAAATCCAATCTTGGCGTCAGAAGCAGCATAAGAAGCTGTTGTACTACCTACTATTAAATATGTTTTTGAAGCTAAATATGAATTAGTAAACGCACCTATATACACTCCTGTTGTAAGTCTTGTCCAAATAGGGGTATCACCTAATGTATTTTGCAATACTGTTACGGTCGGTGCATTTGTACCACTTTGAGTTAATAAAGCACTATATACCTTATAAGTCTTTTCTTGTGATATGTAACTTGGAGAAATACTTAGCCCCCAAACATTTGTTGCTAAATATTGAAACTTTAAAACTTGGTCTGTAACGTTCCCCAAATTATAAGTACCACTATTCGTAGAAGTTCCTAATAAAAGAATTGAATCCGAACCATTAGTGCCTATTTCAAGGTTTAAATTAGAACTCCTATTTGTAATATAGAAAACATCTCCTAATGTACGAGATGACGTAGGTGGCAAAATAGCATTTGCATATATTAATGTTCCTGATAAAGTACCTATATTGGTAAATTGTTTTTCTATATCAGTCGAACCCCCACTCGTAGCATTTATTGATTCGTATTCAAATGCTTGTCCACCACTCCCTGCTTCTGTAATTCTACCTTTAGCATCTACTGTAATATTTGCATTGGTATAAGAACCTGCTGATACTGCTGTATTTTCTAATTTTGAACTTGTAACTGCTCCATCAGTTATTTTTGTAGTTGTAACTGCATTTGCTGCAATTGTTGGGTTAGGATATGTCCCTGCTAAATCCCCACCAGCATCGCCCATTACTGCTTTATCAACATATTCTCTTACAGCTTTTTGTGAAGGTACTAATGCATCAGAAAATCCTAAGTCATTATCAGTAGATATTTTATCGTTGTTAATTTTACTATCAATAATATCTTTCAACATTTCTCCTACTCTAGTTGCTGTATTTGCACCTTGCGTAGTTTCATCTTTTATTTGTGTTGCTAAAACATTAAGTTGATTGTCGTTTTTATTTGGCATTTTTTTTAATTAAAAATATTAGAAAATGTGTTGTCAAAAATGTAAGGATAAATATTAGGGTCGCTCACCCATTTTACCTCTATATATAATGCGTAATCTTTATCTAAAACATTTACATCAATAGTGCTACTAGATAACCCCCATACTATATAATTTGTGGTTGTTCCTTGTGGCACTAAATATTCTCCATTTGATTTTTTTAAATAAACCCTGCGTGATTTTATATCCTTATCACTACCTGTACTTGTATCTGTAACCCTAAGTATATTAGGCGTTAATTGCAATTGTTCTACTGTATATAAAGGTACAAATGCCATTAGTAGTTGTTATAATTTGATTTTAAACTTAAAGCCCTTTCAATACATTGCTGCCCTGCCAGTATATCGCCACCCATTATTACTGCTTGTTGGCTGCTATCTAATTCTAGTTCTAACAATGATTTGTTTTTGTAAAAAGTAATGTTGCTAGTAATATTAGGCTGCCCAACTTGGGATTGTATTAGTTTATAGTTAAACAATTCCCCTAATGGGATAATATTAAAATCATACTCTTTAGAGTACAGTACATCATCATCAACATTTAACCATTCAACTAATACATTAATTGAAAAATCTCTTGTTATTGCATTTATGCTAATACTACTATTAGCATAAGCCCAAACTATGTAATTTGTAAGTGTCCCACTAGGAACTAGATAACCGCCAAATGGCTTTGATATGGTAACCCTTCTACTAACAACATCTACATCACTACCTGTACTAGTATCAGTTAAAGTAATAATACTAGGTGACTGTAAGCTGTTTGATGCAGTAAAATTAGGGGTTAGTGCCATTTAATTTTAATGTTTTAGCAAATTTAATGGTTTTTAATATTTTTTTAAAATATTTTTTTGTCACCAGGAATCTTTGTTTTTAGAATCTTCAGATATTTTCTTTTTTAAATCAAAATAACTTTTATACCAAAAAGCATCCATAAATCCATTTACATTACTTCGTTTAGGTGTTTCTATTATTAAATGGTAGTTATTATCAAATAAATCAGGGCTATTCTTACCATAAGCACGTTCAATCCATTTTGAATTTGAACCTATAATTGGACTTAGTGGCAAAAAACCACTAATTACAGTTCCTAATATCTCATTCCCTTTAACAACATCTCCTTTATCATAACTTCTATTTGCTTGTAATAAAAGATTTGGTAATTCGTAGTATTTACCAGCAGATGAAATAATAGGATTAACTAAAAATTCAGAAGCGATATTAGGCATTTCTTTTTTTATATCCCCTGAAATCATACCATCAACGTATGCTTTAGCTAATGGTGATGTGAAAACATTATATAATCTTCTTATAAAAGGGTCTTTTAACATTCTTTTTAGGTATGCTTTTTCATCTTCATCATCTTCTTTAGCAGCTTTTATATAAGCAGTTACAGCAGCCCCCATAGAAAAAGCTAAAGTTGTTCCTAAAGCACCTCTCCCTATTCTATCTCTTGCCCTTAAATAATTTTCTGTTGCTATTTGTCTTTGCTCTGCTGTATTTAATTCAAATTTAGAATCTCTAGCTAACATATGAATACCTTTGGCGATAGCAATGGGGGTTTGCTGTGCAGTAAGTACAGCCCAATTGAATATACCTTTTTGGAAGGCAAAGCCAATAACAGTTGTAAATGAGTGTGCTAAATTGTTTTTTGCAGCACCTACAATATCCCCTTTAGCATAAAAATCTTTTTGGTCTTTTTGATATTTTTCCATTAAAGCCGAAGATGCTTGTGCTTTACCTGCTGAAATTACATTAAAAATGTTACTAATTAATAATACATCTTTTTGCATTTCGTGTCCAAATGCTTCGCTTGAAACTCTATTTGCACCTTTTATAATTGCAGCTAAGTTGTCTGCTGTAAGTATTGGTCTGCCTTCTGCATCAAATAATACTAAACTTGCTGTTTGTATATCCTCTGCTAATTGTTTTATTTTAAATTTATTGTTCCCTTCACCTATTTTTACTGCTAACTCTGTTGCTTGTTTTATTAAGTTTTCTTTGCTATTTTTGGTTAATGCTTGATACACCATATCCTTCGCTTCTGCATAAGTATATCGTACCCCATTTGATGCACCTCTTTGAATGTTATATATAACGCCTTCTATAATTTTTCTTCTTGTATAAGGGTTTTTAATTGCTGCATCAGTAGCACCTAGCAACGCTTTAAAAGGAAGGCTAGTAATGGCATCTACTTTTTCGCCTACTGATTTTGCATCTTTTATACCTATTTCCCTTGATGTTACACTACCTGTTAATGGGTCTAACCCACCTACTTCATTTCCTATTGTAGTATTCCACCATTGTTCTGTTGCTTTGGTGTCGTTTAACAAACTCGCTAAATCAATAGTTTTGCCATTTGGCAATTTATATTTTGTACCTGCTTTTATTGATGTTAATAAGTTGCCTAAAGTACCCCCTAGCTTTGAGCCTTGTGATTGCTTTTCACCACTTGTTATATTTTGAACAAGGTTAAATGGATTTAACAATGCACCTGTAAGGTTTTTAGTGAAATATTTTGCTAGTATGTTTAATGTATTTGCCAATAGTATTTGTCCTTTTGACAAATCGCTTTTATCCACGTTTCTAGCAATTACATACGACATTTGATTAGCAATATTATCTAATGTAGTTTTCTTTTCTAATGCAAGTTTTGTATTTGGCATATTGCTATTTCCTACACTTAAATCTAAGTTTTCTATTTCTTGATGCAACTTAGCTAACCTTTGTAAATCATTTAGTGCATCTAACTTTATATTTTGACCAACAATATTATAAATTCCTTGTTCAAATTCTGCTTTTTTAGTTTCATTTTCTGCATTGAATAACTTAGTTAATCTTTTGGCTTTTGAAGTGCTTACTACTACTGCTTGTTTTTTGTAATTATCAATTAATTTTTGACTTATCCCATTTTCTACTAGTGCTTCTTTTGCTATTGTAGTAACATCAATTTCGTCTTGTGTTTTTATTGCTTCTGCTAATTTTTTGGCAACACTTGCTTTTATTTTTGAACCAACAATGCTTTTTTCATCAATACCTAAAGCGTTCATTATTTTAGAAACTTCTCTACCAGCTAAATCATTTTTTAGTTGTATTGCTTTTTGCCCACTTACTAAATCTTCAAACTCATATTTTAATGCTTCGCCTATTGTTTCAGCCATTTCAGGAGTAACCCCTTTTTTATCTACCAATGCTGCAATAACTTTTTCTTTTACCAACTCCGAGTTGTTCATATTGCCAGATAGCTTATTCCAATCTATCTGTGTTTTACCACCTACTTGTTTTGTAAACTCTGGCACTAAAGCAATACCACCTTTAAATATTGCTTTTGCTTCAGCACTACTTAAAAATAAGGTGTTTACAGCTTGTTTATAATCTTCAAAAAAACCATTTGCTTCTTCAGTTAAAAAGTTGCTACCTAATTCATCCTTCATTTTATTAATTTCACCTACAAACAATTCTTTTGCTTTGTTATGTAGTTTTTGGAGCATCTCAAACTTGCTTTGAAAGTCTTGGCTTGGTATTGGTGTTTTGCTGTTATTTTCAGCCATTGCATCTAAGGCTTCATCAAGTGTTAATGGTGCTTTTTTATTTCTTTTAGCTTCTTTATAGGCTTCATTTGTACTTGCAAACCTTTCCATTGCTTTTTGGTAAACATCTAGTAGGTTTTTGGCAAATGTTTGCACCTTAGCTGGTGATTGCCCTTGCTGTAATGTTTTAAGCATTTGTACTGCTTGTTCTACACTTGTTCTTTCGGCACTTGTTTCACCAATTTTATCAACAGTAAATAGCTTACTTGAAGTAAGGCTTTTAAACATTTCATTTGTTCTTGCGTTTAATACTTCGTCAATTTCTACATCGGTACTAAATCTATCTTCTTTTGGTATTTCGCTTTTATAAATATCTGCAAAACTATCTAAGTCAATTTCTGTTTGTGTTTCTTGTATAAATCTTTCATAAACTTTTCTAAATGAAGGTTTGCCTGTTTCAGCACCTACCATTGCATTAATAGCAGGAACTATTGATTTCATTCTGTTTTTGAAATCTATGTTTGCATTTAAACAAGTAAAACCAACTAAAGGGAAACGCATTTTTTATTTTTTATTTTGTGGGCAAATGATTTTTTTAGAAATATCTCTTATCTCATTTTTTAGCTTTTCGTATTGACTTTCAGATACAGTATTTTTTAAGATATTGGCGTACTTCTTTCTGTTTTTTGTTACTTGATTTTCTGATATTGGTGCTGTTTTAGTAGCTTTTGTTACCGTTTCTAATTCAAAAGGTTTTGATACTTCTTTTTGCACCAAATCTATTGCATCTTGTGTAATTTCAACATCAAACTTTTCCATATTTGCAACTACTTCATCTACAAATTCTGCTTTTTCAGCACCAACCATTCTCCCTACAACTTCTTTTGTTTTATACTTGCCATTATATAGCTTGTAAATCAATCTTTGGGCATTCATAGCCAATGAAACATCTTTTACTAGATTAGCCCTTAACCCAAGTAAATAGTTCCTAGAAGCAACCATTGTTTCTCTTTCTGCTTTAGATAATTTAACATACATCAAATCTTTGTCTATTGATTCTAATAGTGATACTAATGCTACTGCTTTTTTAGTAACTGAAAGATTGCTAGTGCCATCTATATTCTTGATTGCCCTAATCATTTTTGTTACATAAGTAGTATTGTCATTGTTGTATATTTCTTTAGCTTCTGCAACCCATTTAGCACCTTCTTGTTCCAATAAATCTAAACTACCTTTCGTTGATTCTCTTAATTCGTCTGAAACTTTAATACCTGTATATTCGCTTGTTGCTGCCGATAATGCTGTTATTTTTTCATCTGTTAATGGTATGTTTTTATCATTTAAGAAGTTAGTATCTGCTTTTGGCTCTGCTTTGTCTTTTGGTTCACCATCAATTTTTTCGTTTATTTTTTCTTGCGAATACTCTTTATTAAACCTATTCTCTGCTTTAGCTTTATTTTCTTCACTTAGGCTTTTATACCAATCAGATTTTTTAATATGTGCAATACCATCCTCAATAGCCTTTGCAATATCTCCTGTTAGTTCAACTGTTTTAGCCATTGCTTCAACTGCACCATTCCATACTTCTTTTGCAAATGGTACTCCTGACATTAATATATCATCGTCTATTTTACCCTTGCGAATAAAGTCTGCTATTTTCTTTACTTTCTCTACATCTACAATTGCTTTTTCTTTTGGCTTTGCACTAGTTTGCTGTTTAGCTGGTTCAGCATCATTTGCTTTTGGGTTGGGTTTAGAGACTGGTACTTTTTCTTGATTTCTTGTTTGTTCATTTTCATATAAAATGTTATTAAAATTATCTTCTAAAATTGTTTCTTGCTCTGGTGTTAGTTGGCTTTCTTCATTAAGCCATTCCATGAGGTTTTTATCGGTAAAAGGTTCTCCAATTACTTCTTTTTCTAATTTTAACCTTTCTTGTTCAACAACCTTTTCGGCTATCTTATTTGTTAATGGTATGTTAGTTAATATCTCAAACCTTTCCTTTGCTAATTTTGCTACATTACTTTCCCCACCTTCTTTTACTCCATTTGGGAATTTCATCATAAAATCAACAATATCTTCTGGAGTAACTTCAACCCCAGTTTTATTTGTAATATCAACAGCAACAGAATCTAATGTTCGACCTTTTTCTCCTGTTAAATACCTTCTACCTATTGATAATGTTTTATTGTTTTTGTCACCAAATCTATTAAAAGACGAATTTCTTATTCCTGTTATTCCTTCGCCTGATGTAACAATTGCAAATTCTTTTGTATTTAGATTATCTTCCGCACTTATAGGTTCTTCTTTTAAATATATTTCTACTAATTGAGTAGGGCTTTTTGTGTTTTCAACTATGTATTCCTTCGCTTGTTCATCTGTATCTACTTTAGGTACATCATTAACTCTTTCCCCTTCTGTAAAATCATAAGTTTCTGCATATTCGGCAATAACTTTATCTCTTGTTTTTGGTGATACTAATTCGCCTGTTTTAGCATTTACTACTTTTGCTTTACCATCTTTATCAAATATTATTTTACTTCTACCTGTACTGCTTACAAATTCTTTTTTACTTTGTTTAGGTGCTTCTACTTTTGTTTCAGATACATTAGGTTGTTCTGCTTTTACTTCTTGGGTGGGTAGGGATTGTTCTACTGCTTTTACAAGTTCGGGATTTGAACCATCTGCTTTGGCTTTGTGGTAGGCTTCTGCTATTTGTTTTTCATAATTTGATAGTTTCTCTCTTACGGATAACTCACTTCCTTTAAATGAATTATTATTATCGGTTCTTATTGTGTATGTTTCACCATTTTTTGAATTACGAATTTGAATTTCATACCCATCTGCATCTTTAAATTCCTTTTTGGTACTATCCCATATTTGTCTTTTATTTATTTTATTTACTTCCCAATCTGTTCCTCCAATATTTAAAATATCTCCTTTTTTTGGATTGCCTTTTTGGTTAAGTAATTTTTCTACATCTTTTACATTAGTAGATTTTATTTTTATTTCATTCTTAGAAACTAATCTTGCTATTTCAGAAGATTCATCAATACTCAAACCTTCCAACGCTTTCGTGGTAGCATCCACATCTCCCCCTACACCACTACCTACTACCTTATCCTTTACTTCTGTTGGCTTGGATTGTTCTTTAGATAGTAGGGATTCTGATTGGGGAAATTCTATTCCTGCCTTTGCAGCATCTTTATAACTTGGCAAATCATCTATTTTATATTCACCGCTTTTTATACCTGACTTAAAATCTCTAACAGAAGTTGGTGCGTGCCCATTCTTTTCAAAATATTCCGCTTTTAATCTTTTAAAAATACTATCTATATGTTCTTTTATTATTTTATCAGCTCTTTTTGCTTCGCTGTCCAATACTTCATTTGCCTTATTCTCACCATATTGTTCATTTATTTCATCATATCTTTTCTTTAACTGAATTGAAAATTTTTCAACATCAATAGTGCCTTTTAATTCACTCTCAACAGACTTGAACTTTTTTGCTATTTCATTAATCTTAGTTTCTACCGCACCTTCTTTTTTACGATTGTTCCAAAAATCTTTAGATGCTTTTGTTTCTCCTTCTAATTCACGTTCAAGTTTCAATCCTTTGTCTTTTGCAATAGTTTCGTATTCCTCAATTATTTTTGAATAAATACCATTTCGCTGATACTTGTCTTTTATTTGAGATACTTTAACTGTTAATGTTTTATTCTTAGTGTCAATAACGGCACTTGAAAAACCTAATGTATTGCCATCTGCATCATAAGCAGAAACTTTAATAGAATTTTTATTTTCGGATTCAATATTCGGCTCTATCACTAAATCAACTTTGCCCATTTTGGTATCAACCGTTTTTCCATAATTAGGCAACGCTTTAGTCGCATTCTCTACATCTCTTAATGCAGGGTTACTTTCAGATTGAGTAGTAGTTGTTGTATCTGCTTTGGTTGTTTCTTTGATGGATTGTTCTACTGCTTTTACAAGTTCTGGATTTGTACCATCTGCTTTTGCTTTATGGTAGGCTTCGGCAATTTCTGAATGTTCATTATCCTTTAATAAATCGGAATATTTATTATCAAATAGTTCTCTAAGTTTTGTAGGTATCTTATTTAATAGTGCTTCATCTCCATACAATTTGCCTTGAAAATATTGCATTACATAATCAGCAAAGTTTTCTTCTTGCAATGATGCACTTGTTTCTTTTCCTTTTCCGCTTTTTTCTTGTGCTTCATAATGTTTAGCCATTCCTGTTTCAAGTGGCAATGACCTAACATAATCTCTTTCTTCTTTGGTAAGTTTAGTCCATTCGTGATGCCCTAATTCGTGGCTCATTGCATTTGTTACTTGCCTTATATTTTCAAATGCAGAATTGTTATTTAAGTGAATTTTCCCGTCTGAATAATGTGCAAACATTTCTTCTGCTGGTCTATTTTCACCGTGTATTTTAGTTACACCTAATTTGTTAAGTACATTTAGGAATTTATTGTTTTCTAATAAAAGTTTAAGGTGATTAGAGTTTAAGTCTAAATCAATTAGCGAGTTTCCAACTTTATAATACCCACCTTCTGTATGGTGTAAATCATCCAATTCATAATCAGCCCTTTTTAATTTTTTCTCTCTACTGCTTAACTTATCCCATTCTGCTTTTGCTGTATTAAAATTATTAATATGGTCAGCATTGCTTATTATACCTAATTTCTTTCCTACATTTTTAACTGCTTCCTTTATCTTCTCCCATAATGTAGGTTTTGTTTTTGCAACCTCTTCCAACGCTTTAGCTGTACCTTCCACATCTCCCCCTACACCAACACTACCTGCTTTGGTTGCAATTATTTTATTTATTTCACCTGTTTTATCTGAAAATATTGCTTTTTCCCTATCTGATAATGGTTCTCGATTTTTTACTTTATTAGCAATATCATTTAGCCTTTCTTCTGAAACAACTACTCTATACTCTTCACTACTTAATTCTTCTTGTCTTCTTCTTTCTATATCAGCTTTTTTACTTTCCACATTTTTTTTCCCCTGTTCTACCCGTTCCGCTTCGGTAGGTTGAACTTCTTCATTTGTGGCCTCACCTTCGGTTGGTAAATCTTGTTGTTCTGACTCTCCGTCGATCTTTGTAGTTTCTTGTGGTTCTTCTGTTGTGGTTTGTTCTTCTCTTTCATTAAATATCGTGTTTAATTCTTCTTCAATAGCCTTAATCTGCTCTTGTTTAGCCTTGTCCTCGATTGGTACGGCCGTAATCTTTTCCTGCTCTTTTAATGCCGCCGCCTGTTGTGTTAAAGCAAAAGCATGAGCCTTCTCGTCTTCTGATAGCTTATCCCAATTAGAATGAGTTTTTAAGGCGTCAAGGTTTTCTTTAGCCGCGTCAAGCTGCTCCTTAACTTCTGTTGCAGTTTCGGGATCAACTTGCTCAAGATTATCAACAATATAATCCCTGTTCTCAACCATATCAAAAGCAGCAGATTCCTCCACTTTGCTTTTTGGTGTTCCTCTCCTAAAGGCATTCATGAATCCACCCGCAGCCGCTCCAAGTAGTATGTCTTTTTTCAAAGATTCTACATCAAAGCCACCATAATAAGACTTGCCTTCTACCTGATCTACCAATGTTTCCCCGGTAGAACCAATAATATTAGTGGTTCCTTCCTCAAGTCCTTCTTTGCCGAAAGTTTCAATGTATGACTCAGCAGATTTTGGCAACTCTTTTAACGCGGAAGAAATAGCGTCTTTTACCCCTTTACCATTCTTGATGGCCCTTAATACAGACGCTCGCGCCGTGTCAGCAAAATACTTTCCGTCAGGAATAATACCCTCACTCAAAGCTGTCAATGAAGATATAAAAGACGAATAAATAGCCGCGTCGTCCCTGTCCATACCCGTCTCAAGCGCCTCTCTAAAAGCATCTGATTCAGTCGTAAGAAACGCTATTCCAGCAACAGCAGCCTTTGATTGGCCGCCAACAGCAAACGAAGTAATACTACCAACCGCAGAACCTAAATCATATCCTGCTTTTAAGTATTCAGGAGCGTCTTTTGGTAACGGTCTAAAAACAGGATTGTTTTTCTTTTCTTCAATAGCGTCTGCAAAAACATCTTCTGCGCTGTAATCTGTATCACCAAGAGCAGACGTTATAACTTGCGGTAATTGGCCCAAATTCATAACAGCGCCGCCCAAACTTCTAATGAACCCCTTTGTAAACTGTCCTACAACAGTTGGGTCTTCCTTCTCTTGTTCGGCAATCATCCTTTTTTCTTCCTGCATCACATAAGCCTCATTATCCATTACATCTAAGGTCTTCACGGCCTTGGATAAATCATTTGCGGCTTTGTACTGCTTATTTAATTCTTCTATCTTAAAGTCGTCAACATTTGTTCTTTGTCGAGTATCCTCAAGCATTGAATTTATAACGTTCAGATTCGCTTGCTGCTTATTGTTCTCTTGTTTTAATTTTTCATTTATTCCACCAACCTCTGAAACATATTTTCCGTAAACCTCTTTTGAATCTGTTTCGTATTTATTAAAGGCATCATCATAAACAGCCTTAGCTTCTTTCGCTAACTGATCTGCTTCATAATCGCTTATCTCTTTATTGTCGTACATCTTTTGAATATCTGCAATCTTAGAGTTATACTCGCTCGTTGCTGATTCAACAGATGTTTTTAAAGCATCAGAAATAGTCTTGTAGTTTTTGTAATATCCATCAACAGCCGAAACATCAACCTTTCCCGCAACAGAAAGACCCTTGGCTATTGAGTTTATCTTAGCCATATCCTTAGCGTACTCGTCAAAATCTCCAGACTGCTCTGTTTCGTAAGCCTTAGCAAAACTTTCATTCGCAAGTTGTGATACGGATTTTTTTCGGGTATCAAACAGATACTCAATTTCTGCGTCAGTTAATTCTTCACCATTCTTCTTCTTGTTGGCTATTGTAGAATATTTGCTTATTTCATATTGGGCGTTTTCAGGAGAACTCGTTGACCTTATATAATCGTAAGCAGCCCTATCTACTTCTGTTTGAAGTTTGTCCTGTGCAGCCACAACTTCTTCTTTCCCTTTCCCTAAATTGGATTTAAAGTTCTTTTCAGCAACAGACAGCGCCTCTGGCGTGGTTGTTCTCTGAATGTTTTGAAGACCCTCTGTTTGAGCCTTGGCATTTTTGTATTCTACATTTCTTGTTGCGGCCTCTACATCGGTTTCATTTCCTTTTTTTTCGTAATCAGGAATATTAACCCCTTTGCTTCTTGCAAACTCAGCCGCCTTCTTCCTTTCTGTAAACGGTATTTTTTCAGGGTCGGCAATAGTGATTTTGCCTGTTATCTTCTGTTCAGGTTTCTTGTTGCTATTATTTTTATACCACTCCATTGCGGCCATAGCAGCAGGATCGCCCGTCGCGGCCTTAATAGCCACCTCACGTATTCCACTCGGTAAGGAAGGTTGTAACCCCGTCCCTTCTTTATACCCTCCTTCCGCCCATTGTTGAGCATCCTGTTCCGTAGCAAACTCAGCGAACTCACCCGTTTTCATGGCGTGGTCAATAGCGTCCTCAACACTTAACTCTATTAGCTTTCCGTTTTTTTCAACGATAGTAGGAAAAGCTATATTTTTATTATCAACATTCGCGGAAGCCATTTTATGAGTTGATCTACTCCCGTCTTTGTTTTGAATAAACTTTTCAGGTTGGTTAAATCGTTGAACAAAATTCATCTTGTTCAATTTAGCCTGATATTCATTACTTGCCCCACTCAGTGACGAAGGCTCTTGTGGCGCGTTTGAATCTACTCCAGAAGCCGCGCCAACCTCCGGTAATGCCCCCTTTGAGAAACCAACGTCACTTGAGAAAGTTTCGTAATCAGGCAATTCATAACTGGCAGCAACCGCATCGTAAAACTTTTTACGATTTCCGTCGTCCGCCATATCATTTTTAAATGTAGCAAAGTCAGGTAATTCATATTCCTGACTCACACTATCATATAATTTTTTAAGGTTATCGTTTGGCATTATTTCTTTTTCTTCAATTTACCATAATCAGTTTTGCTACCCGTTTTAGCAGTAGTAGTTGTACCGCGCTTAACATAACGCTTTCCTACCTCACCAATATCCGTATTCTTGAGTTGGTTCTTTAAAACATCTTTGACCTGACTGTACGGAACAACCTTATTCGTTTTTGTTGGCTTAGAATTGGTTTGAAGCCAAACCAATCGATCCATAGGATCCATACTATCCCAATTATCAGGCTTCTCCGCAATCGCTACCTCGTTACCAACTACCGAAATAGGCACTCCGTCTTTCGAGAAGTTAACCTTTGTTATCTGAAAGTCCTTACCTCCAACATCTATCGGATTTAGATTATCATTAGTCCCTGATCTTGAGATAATCACATTGTAAGAACCGTCGCCGTTATACTCAGGTGTGTAAACAAAACTATCGGAACCGCCGCCACCACTGGTACTCGTGCTAACCTTCGGTGGATTGTACGGGTAACGTTTACGCGCCTCAGCCTTCAAATTCTTAGCTACCTCCTCGGCATTAGTCCCGTAACCCTGTGACATAAAGGTTTGAACTTCGTCGCCTCCCGCCTTTAAATCATTCGCTAACCCAACATCTACCAAATCATTCAACTGCTGGTCAGTCATCTTATCATCAATCCCCATGTTCTTAATCCACTCCCCACTATCTAAGTTTAAGATAAGAGGTTGGTTTTTTGGATCGCGGGTATATTCTAAGACAGCCTCCATATCGCCTTCATCTATCAATCTATTCACATCCGTCATTACCCTTTCATACTGAGGTTTATTGTATTTTGGGTCTGTAATCTGAGCCCCTTTTTCAATCCACTTATTATACGTGGTGTCAATCTGCTTCATCTGATTGTCAAGACCCTGCAATTTCCTCTTGAACTCCCGTTGCCTATCAGTAATCTTATCCATAGAAACTCCCTCAGCCTTCATCCTGCCAAGTTCGTTTGACATAAGCTCAATCTCTTTATTTCCCTCTTTCTGATAATAGTCAGTTAAGTTGTCGAGTTTTAACTCTCCTTGTAACTTAAATAGAAGTTCAGAAGCCTCTTTTTCAGACTTCGCCTTTGCGAGTTCATCCTTAGCCCTTTGAGCAAGAATATCTTTAGCAATGTCCTCATAAGGATTTTTAGGTTGCTCAATTTTAATGTGCGGGCTGTTAAGCACCGAAGCCGCGCCAGAATTACTCCCGTCGCCTTGACCCGATGCCCCTGTCCACACTACTGCCGCTGCTGGTGTCTCTGCCATATTTTACATTGGTATTCCGGTTAAAGCAGGAAGCATCGAGGTGGACGCTGTTGCCGAATCAGCAAGAGCATAAACCCCTTGTTCAAACCCCGCAAATTGATTTCTCATAGCGCCTTCTCTTAGAGCCGCCGCCGCTGCTGACTTCCGGTAAAACGTGTCATAAACATCGCGCTCTTGCTTCTTATCTTGATATGTAGCATAGCGATCACGCGCACCCATCAACACGCCTTGTCTGTCAAGATAGTTGTCCGCCGCCTTAGCCATAATATCATTCTTAGCATCCATCTCACTTGCGTTAATGTCTGTTATCGAGGCTAAAAGTTCCTCTGGACTCGTCGCCGAACGAATGGCCATTCCGCCAGCTTTTGCGGCAGCTTGATCTATCTTCTGTTCAGCTTGAACCTGCCCGGCAAAAGTCTTCGGTTCAGCAAGACTTTCCGCTAAATTCAGTGATTTTGTTGCCTCAGTAGGAATCTGATAAATAGGATTAACAAGACCCTTAATCATGTCCTCATACTGCTTCTGTTGCTTGCGTCCTGCGACAAACTTATAAAGACCTACCGCAAGGTTAGCAATACCCTCTGGTAAAGTAGAAGAGCCTGACTTTGGCGCACCACTTTGAGCGCCGCTAATTCCGCCACCTGTTCCTCCGCCGCCGCCATAAATCGCGTCAGCATCAACTGACGATGGCCCAGCCATACCGCCCTGTACTCCGGCTAAAGCCCCTGATACACTTCCTGTTAGCATATTAATTCAAGTTTTGTTTATACATTTGGTTCGTCTAATTGACCAATAACTTTCGCGCTATACGTCACACTCTTATCCGCAATCTCGCGCTCAATAGTTATAGTCATGGCCTGACCTCGCATAACATTTCCTGATATTCGGGCTTTGGCCTCGGTAGCAAAGTTAGGTGAATTTTTGTCTCTTTTGAACCTCGCAGAAATAAGATTTCCTTTAGCCGTAAACTCATCAACAGACAGCGATGTTTCCTGCTCGCCATATAAATAACTTCCGTCAGTTATAGCCGAAGGCATACTCCATTTCTTATCAGTTTTGATGTTAAGGGTATTGAAAATCTTCTCAAGATTCCCTACATCATTAGTCACAAAAGTCCACTTTTCAATACCATCCTCACCGTGATAAGTTAGTGAATCAGGGTCGTTGTGAAGGTATAACTGATTATTGCTCCCAAACCCGAAAAGTTGATTGCCGATATTTGCAAACCTTGTGAAGTTATAGTCGTATCTACTTCGCCATACCATTCTAACATAGTCAAAAGTGTCTATTGAGTAAGAGTAAACAGCAAGCAACACCGCCTTAACCGAACTTAATGGAAATGGAGAAGACACATCTACGGTAAAAGTCGTTTTGTTTGCAGCAAAAGTAGCCGTCAAAACATTTGCATAAACTACGCTATTGTTTTGAGTAAGCACAACTGGCGCACCAACATATCCTGAGTAATCTCCATTTACTAAAAACGTAGATGAACCGGGAGCCATTACTGCATTTAATTCTACCTCTGGAAGGATTTCACTTCTAAAACACCACCCAACTTCACCGTTAGTCTCGTCAACATACGTAGTTATCTCTGTGGTATATGTCTTACATTGTCTTGCAAGCTCTAACGCCCTTTGCTTATATCTGAACGGTTCTCTTGTGCCGCCCTCTCTTTGAAGGTAATTTGAAATTTCTATCTGACCACTTGTGGAAGACAGAATAAACGCCCCAGACAACCTATCAAAATAAGCCACACCCCTGCTTGGAATCAAAACCATAGAACCTGCGTCTGAGGTTCCAAAAAGAGACTCGTATGGCCGCCATTGTGAAAATGTCTTCCCTGTTTGCGGCAGCACATCTCCGGCCTCAGTAGTTATTGAGTATCCAGCAAAATTGATATAAATAGACTTTTCCTTTTTCTTCTGAATACACTTTAGTGTTTTCCCGTCAACCATCGCCGCAATAGTATCCCCCCATTGGTCGTCCATAGACTCTATGTTACTTGGGCTACCATCAAACACTGAAATCTCATTTATCTGATTATTGTCGAAAAACTTACCGCCGTGTTTAGCCGTAGCCTTTAAGTAAGTGAGTTTGGCGAAATTAGACTGAGAAGCAACCCTTCCGTTGTCGTTTAATTTTGACTCTACCCAATAGTCACTATACCACGGATCATTAATAAAATAATACTGTGTTTCATTAAGAGTTAGATGACCAGTTGCGTACAATCTTTGTCTAAACCAAACGTCCCCTTTAATACCAGATACAATAGCGGGCGTAGTCGAAACACCGCCTACAACCACTTGGTCTTGCTGAATTCTAAACGTTCCGTTATCATACTGACTTGTGGGGAAACTTAAATCAGTGGTTATCTTAATTTCATCTGGCCCTGTTTGTAACGTGCTTATAATAATTCCCGTTTGAGTAATGGTTCCATCTTCTGATGTTAAAACAATTATAGCCCCGTCATCTAAATAAGAAAAATCACTTGATTCAATAGTTATTGAGGGTTCGTCAGACCCTAATATATTGCCAATCCTAACAACACTCCCTTTGTGATACCTCGTGTCTGTATGCGCGTCGCCAATATCATACTTCTCGGACAGCTCAAACCATTTTCCTACAAAAAGATTTCCATCTGTATCGTAAGTTGGCTGCGGAGTGTAAATCTGAATAACTTGACCAATATCAGAAGCAGAAGCAAAATCTATAAGAGAAGGATCAAGGTTTTCAACAGTAATGACCTGATTAGTTTGGTCGTATCCCATAACCTCAAGTTCAAAATAAGCATCAAGGTACGGTGAGTCTGACGGAGTAGGGTCAGATACGTTGCTTGTCCTTTTTCTATAAAACCTACACTTATCTCCTACGTTTATCTGAGAGTTTATACTCGCGCCCTCATAAGTGTTCTGATAGTTATTTGAAACAAGTGGATCACTTTGAAGTCTCAACCCTATACGACCATCGCTTGCCTGAGCAATAGAAACCACCGTTTCTTCCCTAAAAGAAGCTGTATCAACCGATTGTCTCCTAACGATCCTGTAATATGATGCGTCAATAGGAGGTATGTGATTAATCGTTATTTGAGCCTCGATAACATACGGATTGTTTACGTCTGTAAATCCGGCCCTGCCCGTAGCCGCATCAGCCTCAGAAGGGAATGGAACATACATTTGAAGGTCTGCACTTGTCCATACACCAAACGCCCGACCCGCGCCGTCGTAATACTGAATTCCGTAATCATACCTCGCACCCTTAATATGATCCTCCTCGGCCATTGTTCGCCTTACTGGTGGGGTAGAAGAAATAAAAAAAGCGTCTATTGTGACAGAACCCCCAAAAGATGCCGAATACCCGCCGAGATAGGCAGCCGAAACAACAGTTGACCCAAAATAATTGTTTACCTGACCCGCAAATCGCGTAGCAATAATTCTGGCAATAAGACCGTGTGCGGGTTGAAAAAAAGACGCATTTGCAATAGCATAATCAATGTCACTTTGTGTAATCGTGCAGTAAAGCGTCATTTGAGCATATGACGGGGATGAGAAAGTTATTGTTAACACGTAAGTGTCACCCGGCGTATAATGAAAATTAGAACCGGATGGTGAGACAGCTTGAAGCAAAACGCCGTCATAAGGAGAAGTGTTGTTTATAAACGAATATCTGTTACCTATACCAAACCATCTTCTCTCGTTGTAGACAGGTTCTATACTAACATCCATAACCTCCTGATCCCACCCCTCCCTATATCCAACAAAAGCAATCTCTTTTGTTAGGAAAAGAACCATTGTGTTGGCAATCTTAGGAACAAAATCTTGGTTCCTTAAATTAAGAGGAAGGCTTATGGCCGCTGAATTTCCGTAATAGTCAAAAGTATAAGTCGTGTTGTCAGCAAGACCTAAAATATCCTTATCAATCTGCTCAAAAACCCCAAATTGAGAACCATTAATAGATACCGCTACATTGATCTTTCTCACCGTGGCTGGCCCCGTCTCAACGGTTATGTGAAGCCCATTGTCCTGTTGTGAACTCGCTACATTAGTTCCCGATACAAATTCAGACAAACTCGGAGTAACAAGTCTCGAATAACCCGAATAAGCCGCCTCTTGATTATTAAAATAAATCGGAGTAGCTCTAAACCTCAAAAGTTTTGACCTTAGCTTATTGTCCCCCTTAGTCAAGTCGGTAAAATACTCTACCGTTGGGCCTGACCAAAACGGCCACTTAATAAACTGTACGTCCTGCAAAGTAAGCGGAGAAGGGTAGTCCCCTGCTTCCATCTTGTCAATATCTATAAGAAACGGCTCATTAAACTCAGGCACACCAGTAATTCCATCGTAATCATAAGCATCACCATAAGCGTCAGCCCACCCCATCAAACTGTTTAAACCAACTACAATATGGTTAATCTTCTTCCCTCTCTGGAAATTATATATCGGATCAGCGCTAATAAGTACATGGGTCTCTATCTGTACATAGTATCTCCAAATCTCATGAATACCGGAATATTTGTAAACAAGATACATCACCGAATTCCCTTCCACCCATCCAATCGCACCGATGACCTCATCGACCGTCTCTAAATCCTCATTCTCAACCACAAGAACATCGCCTTGCGCAGTAACTATACAGAAACCATGTTTGACATTCTCCCCCAAACGGGCATACCACAACTCTCTGTACCACCCTTGAGGAAAACTCCTTGGGTCGTCGTCAGAGTTCGCGCCGTATGCAGGTATGATCTCGTGTTCGTACATAGTTTTATCCCCAACCTCTTACAGTGTCTAAAATATCGTCTATCTTCGGGCATTTGACTGTTGTCTTTGCCATTCTAAAGTCTTCCCAATAATCATTGTCGTACTTCATGACAAGACGCTCATATCTCGAAAAAGCATTCGTATTCATGTCTGCGGCCCCGCCCATCTTCATCTCGTAATAACGGGCCATCATATAAAGCCTCAGCGAATTAACATACCCCGCGTGTACAACCGCGTCGCCATCATGACCCGCAGCCTCAAGCCACTCCATATACAACCTTCCGTTAGTGGGCGGTGGATTAAAAACGATCCTGCCGTCAACATACCTGTAATAATTTGTATTGTACGGTATGCTTGAACGAAAAGGAGGAAAACCCGACGCTATCGGGTAAAATAAAGGGTTGTCAGTATCATTAAACGGATCACAATCAAACTCAATTGAATCAGGTAAAGCAAGGTTAGGGTCAACACTCAAAGAATAAGTGTGGTTTCCTACCTTAACCCCAACTCTTAATACACGAACAACCTGCGGAGGAACCTGTACAACACCTTGGGTTTCCTCAAGATTCCACCATCTACTAATTACCCTACCGTAGTTCTGGTGAGGCGCTACATTAGTCATCCAATCTATACCGATCTGCTCCATCTTCGCAAGTTCGTGCGGCGGAGCAGCCCCGTCATAAATGTTGAACAAGGCATTGGCCGCAACCCACTTGATAGTTTTTACAGGTATTATCGTCATCCGGCGTCAACCTTTGAATCGTTAAGTATCTCTTGAACCTGATCCTTCCTGCTTCTGAAAATATTCAACGTAGCCTGAATCAAGTAAGACTCAGAACCCGGAAGCAGAAGCAAGTCGCTATCCTCCATCTCTTGAACATTAGGGATATACGAAGCAATCAATGTCCCAACAGGTTTTTGACTAAACTTGAGTCTATTATTTAACTCAAGAACAGCAAAATCTCCACCCGAAGGGTTAAGAACAGCAAGAACACCGTTAAGTGATGGAGTTCTTAATGAGTATTGTTTAACCTTGTCGTCGTATATATACGCAAATCCATACACGCCAGACAGCGGCATTGGACTCAGTGAAGCAACGTAATAATTACCGCTTAGAGCATACGTGAGTTCCCTCGGAATAGCCATAGCGTTCCGCACCGCCGGATTTTTCATGCAAATCTCGTCCAGCACCACGTTTAAAATACGTGATATGACTGGTATCGGATACTTTTGCCATAAGTCAGCACTCACCTTACCCGACGCCAATTCGATCTGAATAATATTGCAGCAGTCGATCTTGGTTAGCACAGGCTATTGGATTAAGATACTGTACCCTGTGGATAAGCTACTGTAATTACCGCGTTTGCGCCAATTTCGTCGTCTGTGATCACAAAATCACTCGCGTCTTCCTCAGACAACCCCGTTACTACAACCGTGTTAGGATTAATAATCCCTACAATCGTAATAGGATCGGTAGTTGACAAGAATCCTCCACTCAATCTGTTGTTGATCTTGATGGTGTCGGAAACATAGCACACTGTGTTGTTAACAAACGTGATTATCGCGTTTTCTTCACCAGACTGTCTGCCTACATTAGAAATAGATGATGTAATAGTTGCCATTTTTGTTATTGTGGTTTGTTTGTTTGTACTACAAATGAAGACCGAATATTAATCGCAGCCTTCTCTAAAATTCTGGTTGCTAAGATAGGTAAAACATCAGGTCGCCACTCAAATTCTTTTGAAGTTGACGGACTTCCATCGGTATGAAAACTACCCGGCGGCAAGTACACAGGCTCACCGCCGATCTCCTCATAATCGTAATTAACCGACTCAGGCATACGAAGGTATGTAAGAGATACAGGATTGGTAAGTTTTGGAACGATAAGCAAAGCGCCGCTCTCTATCACGGCATACGCAGGAGTCTCCTTTGGATTCTCATTGGGATTCATCATCGGCATATTCATGGCCCCGCCGAAAAAGTCCTGCGGAGTGAATATGATCTGTTTGTACTTCGCCGTAGACGAACACCCAACGTTTAACCATTGAAGGTAATTTGCCCTCGCAGGATACGCGCAATCGTCAGGAAATTCTACCTTGCCATAACTATTAGGATATAATGGAGGATTGACATCATCCCCCGCAGTCTTTGTAAATGGAATAAGGTTAGAAGACACTTCCCTATTTACCTCAAAAAGATTAACCTCGTCATTAAAATACTCTACCTGAATTTCGTTGGCAAGAAGGGTGTATTCCTCCGGTGAGATATATTTTCCCATAAGGTCTTTCCCAAGTACGTAGTTTACATAATTGAGAATATCACCGTTATTTCGGAATTCGTTTGCCATTACAGTTTAGAAATCTCTATGATTAACGTTGTTTCAGAAAGCACCCCGTTTGCCGCCGCTCCCGATGAAGTTGTAGTCATGGTTATAGTATCCGTGTCAGTACGAACAGCGTTAAACGTTCCAAGAGAAGCAATATAGTTGTTCCCCGCCAAAATAAGAGTCTTACTCGCCGTGAATTGACCCGTCATTGTAAGGGTATATATCCCTGTTGCCGTGTAACCGCCAGTAGGTGTTTCGTCTGTATCGTTTCTCAATACGGTAAATGTTGGAGCAGATGTTCCACTTTGTGTGGCCAGAAGTTTAATAACCTTCGTATCATTGTCGTAAACAGTCCAAACAGCGTCGCCAGAAACATCATCCGATGTATGCTGATACTCTACTCCTGTGTTATAGTTTTGAAGCACAACGCCTATCGGATAACCCGCCTCCTCAGTCATAGACTCATCAGGCACTCCGTTGTAAATCTTGTAGCACTTCGATACAGCAAGTTCCAAGTCTGTTATCGCCGTGGCCGTATCAGCATCTACGTTCTCAATTCTAATAAGAACCGTATCATCACAACAGTTACAGTCGCAATCAGAATCAGAAAGCGCAGCAGAAATAGCGGCAAGCGCCGTTCTGTAATCTGCCATGTTCCCGCACCTCAAATACTCTTTTGCAAGATCGTAATTAGTGAGAACAATGAGTAGGTTTCCTAAATTTGCTGAAACACCCGTTTTATTAATATCTGCTACAACATTAGTTAAAAGATTCTTTATACAAGCAGTCATTCCACAAAGAGTTCCCGCGCAAGTAACCTGCTCAGAAATTGTCTTTGTAAGAGTATATGATATTACGGCCCCGTCGGTTTGAGTGTACTCAATACTCGATGTCAACCTAACATACCACTCACCAGTATATAACTGTGTTAGCGTCTTTGAAATCGGAGAATCCTGAGTTGTAACAGAATCCGATGTTGAATAAGGTATAATCGTCCAAGACGGATGAATAATGCGAAGCGTAGTAGTTACAAGCGTCTGCTCACCGTAATTCGTATTGTCGTACCCTGTGAACGTTCCGTATGTCGTAGAATCACAATCAAACGAAGCCATCGGATCAAGAGTCACGAGCGTACAACCTGCGTAGGTGTGTGTAATAGACCCCGTTGCATGGCTAAGCGCAAAACCAACGGAGTCATGAACATCGCTTAAAATAGTTGTCGATGTAGTAATTAATACATTGTATGAAGGATCAGCTTCTTCAACACTTGCGACAACTACGTCCTGATCCGTTCCCCCCTCAAGAGTTATAGTGTCCCCCGCTTGAAGAAAATCAATAAGCCATTCATAACCATCCATCTCAATTTCATTTGGCGGAGTTATGGTAACAAACTGCAATCCTGTTGCGTCAAGGTAAAGGGACACGCTTCCAGTCCATGTCCCATTCACAATGTTTCCTGCGGAATCAGTAGGGAGGTTGTACCACGAAGATACAACCGCCCCAGATTCAAGGTCTATAAGTGGATCAATAGCAGTAATGTGCTGTTGATTGATCGACCCGTTGAAATAAATGGTTCCAAACAATTTTCCTCCATACGCCGTAACGTCGATACCATATTCCGCTAAGATGTCTGTATCTAATTCTACACGGTAACGGTTGTTATCGTAATCAAAATGTATATGCTGGGTTGTTTGTACCATTTTCTTATCTTATTTCCAACGTGAACGTAACTTTTTCAGTAATTCTGTATTTATTGACAAATGATCCTCAAGGGCAATTCTCTGGTCGGATACTCCCTCTACAAATTTGTAGAAAATCGTCTTGTTATATACGGTAGGATCGCCCTCTCCGTCAACTGGCTTCTGATACCATCCAGCTTTCGGAAAGTCATCGTTTACCTGCTCAGGATTTACAATCTTAATCTTCTCGCCGTCAATCCATTTCTGAATCTCCTCCGCTAAGATAAGACCGCTTTCACCTAAGTCAGATGGCTTATTTACAGATTTTTTTAATCCTGTTTTCAAGTCATTGTAAATCGCTTTCTGATCCTCGTCGGCAGACTTCAAGTAATAGAACAGCGTGTTAAAGTCTGTGTCAGAGTTATTGGATACACGAAGGTGTAACCCTGTGAGTATTCTCGCAAGGTCTGAACCGCTAAAGGCAGAAAGCTCTTGAGCAAGCATAGCGTCACTCTTAATAGATGAAGCCTGTTTAGCTTGTGCCTTCTCCTCAATATAAAACGAATATTTCCCGTTCTCTTTCTTATTCGGACTTTCGCCATTGGTGAACTCCGGGCAATAGAAATAAAGGAAATAAAGCAGATCAAGGTCGGCAGGGTTGTTCAGAAACTTGTTGTGTTGAAGCGTTTGAGTATTGCCTGAATTAAAAGCAAACTCAACTTTCTTACCCGACAAGTCCCCCAAAACAGGCTGAGGCGGCTGAATAGCGTACTCATATCTTCGTGAACGGCCATCTTCACCTACAATGTCATAACTGAGTTGAACACCCTCTGGCTGAGGAGGAGCTAAATACTCCTTCATGTTTGAGATGTTAGGGTCAATCTCCGATTTGTGCATTGACTTCATTACCTTAAACATGAACGCATCGTTTACGTGAATAATCACTGGCTTCGGATTCTCAGCAAAGAACGAAGGAAACTGCTCCTTCAATACTTTCATTTTTTCCGGTTCACGTTCCATTTTCTTGTCGTAGTTTCTGTCTGCGTACATCTAAAAAAATTTTAAGTTAATATTCATTTTAATTTAAAAAAAGGGCGGCGGATTTTTATCACCGCCCCTTTTTATATTTCAGTTCTTCTCTTAGTAGATTCTACCAAAAGCGTTCATCATAACGAAACGGTACGAGAAATCGCAGAGGTAGTCAACCGCGTAGTGGTCAACACCGTCATTGGCTCCCGGACTCATCAAACCGCGTGAACGCATATACATCCAACGGTCTGTGTAGCCTGTGTTCTTCAAAAGAGTCACATACTTCGAGTCAACCGCTTTACCGTTATCCAAGGTAACAGACGTGCTACCAACAGGGATGAAGTAAACGAGGTTCTGGAAGTTTGATGTGCTTGAATCAACGTTAAACGTTGTTGGGTTATTCAAGAAGTTCAACTCTTTCTTAGCGAAGTTGATGCCGTTCACATACACTGTATTCCAAGTGTATACACCGCGAAGCTGCTCGTGGTTTTGAGCAGAACCAAAGAAGTGCGCTGCAAACACTTTGTCCATCGCTGGGTTCATAGAGTTTGCTTGCTGTGCAGTATAGATAGCGTCAAACTCTACTGAGCGTTTGTTAGGCATCAAGAGTTCGTAGAACTCACCTGCGCCCTGAGCCTTGATGTTCGCCGTCGCTGTAAGCATATTCGCCGCAGAAAGGGCTGTTGAACCAATGTTCAAGTTCCATCCTCTTTGTTGAATAGTCTTATCCAAACCTTGTGCGGTTTGAAGCGAAATAGACAAGTTAGCTTGCGCTGAGATAGTCGCCTGACCAAACATATAACCACCGAACATATTGCGAAGAATTCGCGCCTCGGTGTCCATTGTTTGTACAGTATTCCATCCTGACAGAGTTTTACCGTCTCCAAGCATCGCTGGCTTGAGTTCAAGGTTCATTGCTGTACCTGACAAATCTTGGTAATCTCTCATGATTTGGAGTTGCCAAGCGTATGCAGTAGTACCGCGTACAACCTGATCTGGCGCACTTGAACGCTCCTTCTCAGAGCGAGAGATATAGGTCAGGTTACGTCCTGATGGAATCGCTGTTGAATAAGAGGCTGTGTTGATTGGACGAAGCGTTACAACAGGAGGGTTTGCCGTTGACTTGCTATCAACTTGGTAAACTACCTGCGTTACTGAGTCCATCAAAATATCCCCTACACGAACGGCGGAAGTGCCGTCAGCGTTTACAAGCGACGCGGCAAGCGGCCCTGTTTGAATATTTTGTCCACCCGCAACCGTAAACAATGCTCCCGCTTGGAAGTATGTGGTTGGGCGGTCAAGTTCGTAGTGAACCCCTGTAATGTTTCCTACGCTCTCTGATGGAGATTGCGCAAGCAAAAGGTTCATTTCCTTGATGTCAATTTGGTCGTAGGGCTGATACAATTTTGTAGCCCACAGTGGTTTCGCCAAGTCCAGAGTCGATATAAGATAGTCTGAACTGACATTAAATGCTGCTGGTGTCATTTCTTTTTTACGTTTTTAATTAGTTTGGAATATTCCACGCTTTGTTAACCCTGTTCTGAATATCGCTAACTGGCTGGTCGCCGCTGGATTTACCCCCACGGTCGATTACTCTTGGCTGTCCGTTGAACTGTGTTTTCTCCACAGATTCCTGTCCGGCAGTAAACGCTTTGCTCCAAACACTCTTTTCGAGTTCTCCGGTCTCAAGCATTTTCACCAATACGTAAGCCTCTACGTCAGCACGGAAAGCCTCTTTGCCCTCCTTGGTTTTCAGATCATGAGATGCCGCAAAGTCTTTGAGGGTTACTTCGGGTATTGACTTCAAAATGTCCTTTGGGGCATCCAAAGAAACTTCTACATCACCGATTTTGCGAGTTACCTGCGTTAGACCAAGATTGCTTATCTCGGACTTAATCTCCGGTAATTTTGCCTCTAAACTTTTGACAGCGGCTTCGCGTGTCTTCTGCAAATTTTCAAAAGGATTTTGGTAATTTCCAAATTTTTCTCGATATTTTTCAATCTTTTCTACCGAATCCATTGAATCCATTACGAAATCTTTCCACTCAGGAGACTCTTTATAGTTCTCGTCCTCAAAGTTCACCCCCGCCTTTTCCGCCTCTCTCTTAACTTTTCCTACAAGATCATCTAAACTAAAGTCCTTCAACCTGTTAGGGTTGTCTGTTGCCCGCGCCACAGCAATAGCCTTGAGCGGGTCTTTCTTTATATCTTCAAGATCGGACAAAACAATAGCGTCCGCAAGCTCCTCGCCCCTTCTGCCTGTAATGCCTGTTAATTTCTTGAACTGATTAATCTTCACGTCTCTTTCCTCAGCAAACGGATTCTCTACCTGATTCCAAAAAGATTCTTTAGCCTTAATGGTATCTACCGTTTTTTTATACCCCTTCAATTCTTCAAGGGTTTTTGCTGCGTCCTCCTCGGTATCTACCTCAAGGAATTTTTTAAACCATGCGTCAGTTGACGGTGGGGTAACGGGTGGTTCGCCGTTTGCTGGAGGTGCATCTGTATTTGGTTGATTGGATGGCTGTTCACTATTTGCGGGTGGCTCATCATTACCGCCCATCAAACTTTTTAAAGTTTCGGTGTACTGACTCCTTGCCTCCTCAAGCGTAATGTCGCCTCCTACGCGGGCCATTAATCCCATAGGAATTTCATGCGTTTCTCCGTTGAATTCTATTTTATTGTCGCTCATCTATATAATTTTAGTTTAACTTATTGGATTCTTAATATCTTTTCCTGTTATAGCCTCTCCTGCAATTTCGGCCTGTATTTGAGCCATCTCCATCTCTCCTTTCTGCTGAATCTCAATACTTGGAGTCTGTTTGTCAAGAAGTAACAATCTTTCTTTTTGCATGGTCTCAAGTTGGATTTTCAACTTCAACGTTTCTTGTTTTGAAGTTTCCGCAGCAACAGTGGCGTCAGAGTTCGCTTTGGCTTGCTGCTGTATAGCCGCCGATTGACGCTCGTTGTATTCCTTCAATCTCTCATCAATAACCATAGCAGCATACATCTCAGCAAGTTCTGTTTGGTCGCTGTCAATAAGCCTGTAACAATACATAAGATCAGACTCGGTGAGTTTAACAAGGCCGTCACGAGTCCCCGCCCGTGCTGTTTCAGTAAGCATCATTTTGAGTTGCTGCTTCTGAATTGTTGTAGGAAGTGGTTTTAATGTAAACGCAAGTTCTTCCATGCTGAGTTTCTTAACCTCAAGCATAGCGTTCATCTTCTCAGAACCAGTAACCCCCTCGTAATACTTTCTCGACCCTTTATCATCAAGCCATATATCAAGCCTGATCTGATTGAGCGAAACAACAGAAGCCTTTTCTACGTATTCTTGAAAAGCCTTTTTAATAGGCCAAAGCGCGTGGTTAGCACTGATAAGTTCTATCTCCCCAATGCCAACAGCTTTTTCTTCGCCTTGGTGTGGAGTAGCGGTCAATATTTGTGGAATACCCGTAAGCTGCAAAATCTGATTCTGCAACATAACTATCTGATTGGCGTACTGCTCAATATTCTTTGGCCCGTTGTCAATAGGAATAATAGGCTTGTCAACTATTGCGCGACCGTTCTTAAACTGAGTCTGACCAAACAGCACCCCGCTTTGACGATATGCCGCCACAAGCTGCTGAACAAACTCTTGCTGATCTGCCGGATTCATAGCAAGGTTGGCGATAGCCGAAAGGTCTGCGTAAAATCCAGAAGGAGCTGCCGCCCACATCTCACCCCTCATCTTAACAACAGCCTTCATGATGTCGTCCAAAGTACCGATACTTCTTTCTACAATTGAAGCCCCCGGAACCTGAACATAGAAATACGACGTTGTGCCATCACTATTAGGCGCTTCATCCCATTTGCATAGGAACTGAGTGCCAAGAATATACACGCCCTCATAAACAGTTGTTTTTACGTGCTTAGAGTCATACTTTCTATTGGCCTCCTCAAGAAGACTTAACTTACCTTCCTCGTCACGCGCATAGCGCAATTCATTTTGTGTAACGTAATCAAACTCTAATACGTCGACTTCAAGCTGCTCCCACTTCCACCTATTGGTCATAGGGTCTTTCTCATACCAAACGTTTGACGGCCAGTTTAAGGATTGCGACTTGTTCTCGTAGTTAGACCTCGCCACCTTCACGATCTCCTCGTGACTATACCCCATTTGCTGCATCATCTTCTTTACAGCAAACATTTGCATTGTAGATAAATGCCCTACAAAACTTGGATTCCTACCCTGTCTTTCATCACTCCATTGAACAACAAATCTCGCGGGGTCAATATATTTTATCTTGGTAGCGCCCGTGTCATAGTCGCAATATTTCTTACCCGCCGCAAATCCAAGGGTACAGAGGTCTCTAACTACTTGGATGTTCCATTGGTCAAAAAGAGAAATATTGAAAGTCTGTTTAACAACATCTTCAAACCCCGACTCAAAGAGCATACGGAAAAACCCGTTTTTCAACATCAATTGAAGTTGTGGCTCCGTCTTTGGCTCAAAATAATTAACGCTTAAATCTATTCCAAGTTCATTGGCAAGAGGTCTACCGAACGTTGATCTGTAATATTGCGCCCAAGCCATACTCTCCCTTTCAGCCGTATGCGCCGGATTAACAGAATTACACTCTACCTTGTATCTTGATTCGTTAATAACTATTGATTCAATAGTATTAAGAAATGTAGGCATTGGGTTCACGGGCGTGTAATCCATCGGAGAAAACGTCCGCGCACCGCGCACAAGGTCTCCACCACCTCTTGCAAGAGGATTAAAAGTGTCAACACCATTAACGTCTATCCTTGGCGGGATGGCCGCTGGATTAGCAAGCGTACCACTGCCTATTGCGCCAACATACCATGAACGAAGTGCCGTCATATCCTGACGACCTGCCGCATAAGCCCTAAACCTTGAAAACGCCGTGTAATCAACAGCACCAAAAAGAGTTGACGATTGTAAAAGACAGGAGTATATGCTGATAGCCACCTGTTGACCGTATTCCTTAGTCTTCTTCTTTGATCTCGGCTCGTCGTCCGATGGAAAGATATTTATGCCCGTTATTGGTGGTAGCAGCATTTTACGTCCTTAATTGATAAACAGTTTACGGGTTTTCCATCTTTCTGAAAAGTCCAATAAATAGACTCATTCCTAAAAGAAATCTGATCACCCTCATTCAACCTTCCAAACTCAAGCCCCTCCGGCTTTTTTATCAAAACTTCTTGCTCATGACACCGCTTACCTACCCGCGTTACAACACCTAAAATATCTCCTTGCTCAAGCAAAAAAATATCGCTTTTGGGCTTTGTTTCTACGAATACATAAAAGTCCGCAGGTATCATGAGATTAAAATTTGATTAAATTTGCAGCAAACATACAAACTTTTTTTAATGAACGCAAAGGATTTTGTTTCATGTAAATACGATATTCACCTTATACAAAAAGATCAACTGTGTGTTGATAGATACCCTGATCTTGGGTTGTTTAGAGAAATATTCATGAAAAAAGACCTTCCCAAAGGTCTCGATCCTGATTTTGTCTTAAGGTTCTTGATCCTAACATATACCCCGTCTTCCCCGTTTGTTAAAGAAAGAACGTCTGACCTGCCAACAAGAAAAACCAAAGTTTTAGAGTTTCTCGGAATTACCAAACAAGATCAAGTCACCAAAGAAATCGAACAACTTGCAATGCTTAGTCATATAGGTATAGCGCACAGATGGGTGACGTTTCTCAGAATACAAGCTAATCAAGACTGGATTTATCTTGTGCAATCCCAAGAACGTTACTTCAACCTTATTGCAGAGGTAAACAAACTAAACACTAAGGGGGAAGGAAATGTCGTCGATCCGCTTGACGAGGTGAGAAAAACAGAAGCGGTATCAAAACTTAGACACGAAATCACAAAATCCATGAACGATTTTATGGCCGGAGAAAGATCAAAAATTCTTGAAGAAATAGTATCGTTCTCGCTTATGAGTGATTCATTCAATATCATGCCCGAAAACTACATCCGCGTATGGGCTGAAACAAACAAATTACCGTATGATCTTTCAAGAACAGGACTCTGATTACACATACGAAAAACACGATGATGTTGCCGTATTTCACGACAACGACGATGTGTTAGATCGTTACGAAATACCGCTGCCTAAATTAGAAGAGTTTTTTTCTAAACACCTTGAAAGAGAAGTTTCTTATGATGAAGCTATAACCCTAATAGATGGATATGGGCTGCCAAAATCTGAGCAGTATTTCAGATATGTGGAGATACCTGAGTCACTTGAAAAAATATACTCTACGGTAGCAAGAAAAAAGGGTATTCTGCCAAAGGATATTAAACACGAAATGCTCTATGATGAAATCAGAGAAAATAGAGATGAGTACAAAGAAGCAGAACTCTTCATTCAAAGAGAAATATTCAGAAAATTAAACGGATACTGGTTCTTCAATAACGGGAAACCTACATACGTTACAGGATGGCACTACTACTTTCTTAATTATTGCAAACTGTCAAACTCAGGAGAAAACAAGGATAGACCGTATTACAGGGACAAGCAGCGTAGAATGGCTATATTCTACAAATACGCATATTCATACGACAAAGAAAGATATAACTATTGGGTTTCGTATATGCACGAAGGAAAGGAAGGTATAAAACCTTTCAATGAACCAAGGGCGGCGCAAGCATTTGTCGATGATCTAAGGAAAAACGGCGGCAGGGCTTATCTTGATAAATATTACCAAGAAATCCCCGCAAAAAGAAGGACGGTTCATGGTATCACTCAACCAAAAACACGACGCGAAGGGTACACGGTTTTCATTTGCTGTATTCTGTACTGCATAATTACGGAGCGCCCGCAAATGAACGCTTGGATTCAGGCTCTAACAGAAGACGACTCAGTTGATAAGGTGTTTAGGAAAATCATCGTGGAGATGGTTTATAGGATGCCGTTCTGGTTCGTTCCATTCCATGATAACGACAAACAGGTAAAACCAGCCAACGAATATAATTTCACATACCCCACAAGGCTTCAAATGCTGGAAACCAGCGGCGAAATACCTCAGTCTCTTGGATCAACCATTAAGCCATTTAGTTCGGCTTTTAGAAAGATAGACGGTACAAGAGCAGGGGTAATATATCGTGATGAGTGCGGTAAAATGACCGATACAGGCAAGTTTTCAGATATAGAAGTGTGGTGGTCGAATGTAGCGAGAAGAACACTTGAGTTCGGTCAAAGACTTGTTGGTTTTGCTATGCTCGGTTCTACCGTTGGTGAAATGAGCGGAGGCGGAGGACAAGCATATAAGAGACTATGTGATATGAGTCACTTTAGATCGCTCACAAACAACGGAACAACCGTGTCAGGATTATGGAACCTGTTCTTTCCAGCCTATGACGGTATGCAGGGGTTTATAGATAAACACGGGATGTCTGTAATAGACGACCCTCCAATACCAATCGTCGGTCAAGATGGAGAAATAATTACCAAAGGAGCTAAAACACACCTTAAAAATATTCGAGACGGATACCTTCGTGATGAAAATATAACTGCCTACATCAATGAAATAAGGGAGATGCCTTGGACGTGGAGTGAAGCGTGGACGCCTTCTACTGGTGACTCAGGAATGAACATCATGGAAATGCGCGAGCAATACTCAAAATTAGCATTTGAAAAATACGGAAAAACATACGATACATACAGACTCGAATGGGTAGATGATGTAAAGTTTGGATACGTAGAGCTCATCGCAGATAAAGACGGGAAATGGATATTTTCTACCGCATTTTTGGAACGTTGGCAAAACCAATGGATGAACAAAAAAACATTCGACCACTATGCCGACGTATGGAAACCCGCCCTGTCTGTATCCAATAGATTATTCATGGGAGTTGACCCATTTAGATATAACGATAAAAACACAACAGGATCATCGAAGAAATCCAAAGGAGCAATAGCTATTTACTATCCATACGACGAAGTTTTAGACGCGGGTAAAAAAGGAATGGATCAAATTAGTGAAGATTTTGTTGCTGTTTATAACGCCAGACCTAAAAATAAGTCCTTATTCTCAGAAGAAGTAGTCAAGGCTGCTATTCTATTCGGTTGTCATATCAACTACGAACGAAACGAAATCGCCGTGCTTGAGCAAATCCAAGAATGGAAATACGACGGTTATGTGATGGCTGGACTTGGCAACAAAGGGGAAATCAAAGATGTACAAGGGCAAGAAGCAAACACGATTTCTAAACAAAGGATGTTTGCTAACATGGATGAGTTTTTTGATCGTAACGCCAACAGGGTAAAACTTCCACAAGTCCTTGACGCTTGGATGAAAATTCCCGATCCAGCATCGCTAACAGATCATGACTTATGTGCCGCTACCGGATGGGCGCTCGACGCAATACGGAATCCTACACCCGAAGAACAAACCACGGAAGGATATAGGACTCCGCTTGTATTAAATCAATCTTTTGCGTCGTAGGCACATATTTCACGGGTGTTTACAGCGAATAGTTCATACCCATCCACAAGTTTATTTGATAAAGGAACCGCAAAACTGTTAGGCGGAAACATGACTATATCACCAACATTCACCTCAGTTACATGGATCAGCTCGTTATAACCCCACTCAGGATAAGATACAGGTGCAGCAACAACAACAAGCCTCTCCTTGTCTAAGTTACTTCTGTCAAACTCCTTCATTCTGCCCGATACCGCGTCCACAACTTCTTTCTCATAATTCTCTTGCGGGAGATAAATAATAGATGAAAACAATCCTTCTTTCTTAGGGTGGTATCCAGCGCAAAAGCCATTTAACCCAACCATGTCTCCATCCCTTTCCCTCAATATCAACTCCCTGTAATCCATAGCAATATACTCCTTGACTTCATCCTTTACTTCAATATACTTTGGTGAGGTGACATCTTTAGTGATATTGATAACGTCAAATCCAAAATAAACAGTATCGCCTATCTTTATATCGTATGTCGTACCAAAACGCATCATACCCGAAGTCTCGGCTTTGAACTCCTTATTGATCGGTTCCTTTACAACCTTACCCTTGTGGGTAGCAAACTGAACCCTCGCGTTACCATTGTCGATGATCTTTAGGCCGCCAACTTCGTCACGAAAGACTTTTTCAATCTCCACGATAACATCGTGAAGCGGCACTAAAGACTCGAATTCTTCTTTTGAATAAATCATCCAATAAGATTTGATTTTTCCTTAGCTTCATACACGCCGTCGGTAATTAAAAACTCAAAAATCGCTTGAGCATCATTAATCACAGAGGCAGCGGTAGCGCCTTGGCTTCTGATTTGGGAAGCGTAGTTAAAAGCCTGTAACCTTTGGTTGCGAATAAAGTTTAGGTCGCCCTCGACGACGGACATAGTCGCTTGGTCGTTCTTCAATTCGTCGTAAAATTTCTGCCTTTTTTGCAGCGCGTCTTTTAGCTGCTCTACCGCGTGCGAGTTTCTCAATGTAGATTCTTTCATGTTTACTTTTTTTGAATTTTAAAACTTCTATATATTGCTTACAAAGATCAACGTATTTGTAAGGTATCGTACGGTCTCTATTGACCAATCTCTTAATAATGTATTCCCGTTTTTCCTCATCAGGCTCAACCCTTTCAACACCCGGAAAAACCATCGCATAATCAAAAGATTTTAAATAAATTTCTTTATCCACCCTCTCGTGATACAGGTTGTAAACAGCGATTGACTGCATTATCCTTCGCTTATACGCCCCTTTTACAATATCTCTTGGCAGATCGGGATTATCCATGTGCATCTGCTCTTTCTTTAAGATCATATCCCGAACCCGTCTAACATCATCAAAACTTATTGTTGCTATTGCCCTCAAAACCTTTTCACCGGACTTTGTAACGTACTTGTCTCTCACGTTAAACGTATTGACAATCTTGTCTATCCTGTGGTGAAGTTTTAAGGATAGTTCAAGAACTTCTATCGCGGATTTATATACTCTAATATCAGGCATGAAGTATATATGGTTTGGTAAACAAATAGTCAACGTAGGAGAAATCCTTTTCTATCGGTTTTCTCACATACAAGTGAATGGGGTTCGTTATCGGTAAAAGCTCAAACATATAAAGCAGTGATGTGGATACAGAATGAATCTCCGTCGCCGCAAGCATAACCGCCGCCCAATCAAACAAACTAAATCCTTCTATGAACCTCATCTCAATAACCTTTCCTTGAGGAATAGCTATGTCGGCCTTTCTCCTTCCGTCACCTCCAAAATTACAGTTAACAAACGTAAAGGGTTCAGCTTTATCAGCCCCAACGATATTCATTAATTCCGCTTCCTTCTTTTGGTCGCGCTTCCACATCGCGTGTTCTTTCCAGTTCGACCAAGAAAGGCCATACATTGCGTGTTTTGTCCACATAACGTCTTTGTACTGTTTCTCCATAACCGTATCGCTCCACCTGATCGGGCATATCTCGTAGCCGTCAATGGTGATCATCTCCTTTATTCCAAAGTAGTACGGGTCAACCTTAGACTTTCTGCAAAAGTTTATGTCAGGATACGCCCGTCTTAATCCTTCGTACATACTGTCGTTTACAGGCCACAATATCTCCCTTCCCTGAAACATAAAGAATCGGGCAATGTTTTGGCAGAAAATAACGTCGCCAATTCCAAAACTTTGCAGTATCAATACGATTGGTTTATACTCTTTCATAGCTTCTCTGCTATTACGTAAAACGAATGATTGAGGTCAGCTCCAGTAGCCATAACATTTATACAGCCGATGCCAAGCAAGAAATCTTGAATCTCATCCCCTTTGAGGTTGTGAATGTGTTTTCTATTATTGCCTACCCTCCAATAACGCTGATAGTAGTGAGGTAAATAAAGAAATAAAACGCCGCCAGATTTTAAGCGAGAAACCCAATGCTCTAAAGCATCATCCCACCTTGGGAGATGTTCTAAACAATGGCTGCTGAATATGTAGTCAACTTCACCAACGGGCAGATTCATCGCGTCATGATCAGGGTCAAGTAACGGGTCTATGCCTATCGCGTCTGGCAGTTTCCATTCAAGCCTATTACACCCGATGTCATATCCGGTTCCCTTGCAGAACTCTTTAGCAAACGGAAAGGCGAACCTTGCCGCAAAGCCCTCTGACTGATATTTAGGATATAAATCTCCCTTAAATTCTATTACTTCTATTGGCATAAGTGTTTTTTATCTTTAGTTACGCAGCTTTTACCATGAAATCCAAACTGACCGTCATACACGTTGTTTGGATATTTTTGACCATAAGCCTCAATTGAAAACCGAGAAGCAAGCACAACAGGCGCAAACCTTATGTCATACACCCTTTCAAGATAAGCCCTGTAAATGTAGCCTATGTTATGATCTTCCTCGAAGTTTTTAATAAGGTGATCATTAGAAGGAACAATGCTTTCGTCGCTTGTTAGTATGTCATGAAGCCTTTTTGACCTTAGACTAAACCCTCCGTTGCCAACCATGTTGTGATCCCTAAACATCCACGGCGCACCGATAACGTCGTAATTAAACCATTCGTCATTCCACGCCTCAGCGTTTTTCACAAACCCGTCAGATTGAAATATTAAAAGGTAATCTGTTTCAACATATCTCGAAAGTTCTTTCAAAATAAACTTAGAGTATTCCCCCTTGCTTTTCAATTGAGGTATCTTAACCGCCCTTGGGTCGTCCGTCTCAAAATGAGTCAATAATTTTACCGCTCCAAACCTAATATCCTTTTCACACTCATCTGCGGCAAACTTAAATTTATCAAAGTCAACACAGTCCGCTCCAATCAATGTAACGTTTGGTAAAAACACTTTCTTAAACCCATCTCCCGTGTCCGGCAACTCATGGGTAGTATGCCCCATAGAAGAAATATGGCCAATATGCTCAATTCTGCTTTCTTTTGGCGTTACAATCGCTCTGTTGTCATCTAAAGACAATCCACAGGCCATAGCGTCCCAATTGCCCTTATCGGTCTTTAAAACGGGTTTTACATACCTTTCGTACAATCCTTTATCTAAAACAAAGTTGATCCCGCCAACGCTTCTTTTTAAGAAGCAATCCTCCCCCTCAGCAACTACCTGATGCCTGTCTGATCCATTAGCGTTTTTTGTAGTGCTATGAAAACACGATACAATATTTGACGGATAAGACTCTTTTAGCCTGACAGCCTCCTCAATACAATCGTTGGATATTACCGCGTCTGAGTCAAAGTTCATAACCACATCAAATCCTTTATCAAAGAATTGATCAAACCCCATAAGCAAGGAATGTTTTATCCCGCGTCTTACTGGCTTGTATATCACAAAATGACCGGAATTTGCAAGAATCTCTATTGTCTCAGGATTAGTCGAGCAGTCATCAATTATGACAATCTTCGTGTCACTTGGTTTTCGCGCCCGATCTATTGAGGCAAGACACTCTCTCAAATACTCAGGTCTGTTGTATGTGCAAATTATTACACCTATCATTTTACTATCAAATATTGTTTATGACTCACTCCCTTGTAATACTCTAATTCACCATGATATTCACAGGTCTTTTCGCTCATGAATTCATGAACCGCCTTTTCACACCCCGGCGTCGATCCCTGTTTGTAGTCGTCAATCAAAATTATTCCACCCTTTGACATACGAGGGAAGAAAAAGTCCAACCCGTCTTTCACGGAACTGTACATATCTACATCTATCTCTACAAAACTAAACCGAACGTTCGAGTCAAAGAATTTAAACACATCAGGCGAAAACCCTTTAAGTAGCTTAACATTTGGGTGCATAATTCTAAAGTATCCCGTCATTGCCGATGAGTCCACTCCGTCAAAATCACCCTTAACATGAAGGTCTGCGTCGGTGGCTTCGGGCAATCCTTGAAAGCTATCTATGCCTATAATGTCTCTCTGTGGGTTGAACTTCGCAAGCAACTCTACCGAACCGCCCTTATAAACTCCAAATGAAACAATATACCCATCTATCCCGTTTGTTAGGGTTGAATATTTGATAAGATTACATATCCTGTCTATTGACAGGAGCGTTTGAAGGTTTGTTAAATTCATTGTCTGCACTTTTCTATTAGCGGCCAAAGTTCAGGGGCGCGGGTTATTAGTTCTGAGTTATCTACGAACTTTGAATTAGGCCATAACTGAAACCTTGTTATTGAGTCCGAATTTTTTAAATCAACACAAGCTCCACCCATCTCATCCATTGTCATTACAGGTAGCGGAATGTTTAATGATAAAAATGACTTATGGGTGTCGTGTTCACGAGGGTACTTTGTCTCGTCTTTGTATGGACGAAAATTAACAGCATCCATTAACGCCTCTGAAACCATCTTCCCCGCGCCTATCGGCATATTGTACTTAACCGTGCCGTATCTATACCCTTCCCAATGGATCATCTTATCTACACGCACGTCATAAAAGTACAAGTCTCTTAATCCTAAATGATCTCCTTTGTAATTCACGTAGTAGTCCCACATCTTTTGGCTCATTAAATCATCGCTACCCGTCATCATGTAGTGAGTCCCAAGGTTTCTCGCTACCTCACAAGCGTCGTTTGCCTTTTTACCCATAGGAATGTTTGGTCTTTTAATGTAGATGCAGTTGTCATACATCTTCACTAAGTCCTCACAGTTGTCGTCTGGGCTTCCGGCGATCACTATCGTAGGTCGCGGAACGAGCGAGTAGTGATTATCCAAAAACGCCTTGAGTATCCCGCGCCTCTGCCAACAAAGAGTGATTATCACTATTTGATTCATACCGCAAATGTATTAAAAGTAAATTAAAAAGTCAAGAAAATATTGACTTTTTTAATTGTTTTCATTACATTTGTTCTCATGGAAAGAACGCCAAGTCATTGCCCTTGCTCTACCGAAGTCAAGTCAATCGGCGGATGCGCGTGTGACAACATGAACATAAACTCAGAATGTAAAGCACTGATGTTCGAGGAAATAAAAATAAATAGAGGTCACGGCAAGCCGAAAGAACTTAAAAACTTATCTCTTTACAGTTCGCGCCAACCCCTGAGAACAAAAGTATCGTATCGTAAAACCATTAAAAATCAAATAACATGAAAACACCAAGTATTCAAATCCACGACGCAAAGCCGTCTAAAAAAAACCCAAATGCAAAGTACATTGTAAAATCCGTTAGTAAGAATGGGGAGCCGCTACAACAGAGCGAAGCCTTAAATGATGTGAAAGCTGTTAAAACTCACATGGCTGCAATGGATAAATTATGGAACCCCATCAGTTATACGGCTTCGCTTCGCTTTTTTTCGCTTTGCTACGACCACACCAAAGAACAGAAGTTCGCCAAATCCGGCTATGCAAACCCGACAAAACAGGTGCTAAACATCAAAATGAAGTAAGGCCATGAGTGATACATATTTTGAAATAGGAGACGTAGTTTACCTTAAGGGGTTTAAACAACAAATGACAATAACGTCGCAGAGAATAACAAATTATTTTATTTGCTCTTGGTTTCATGACGGATCATTTTTAAGGTCTCAAGAATTTAACGTAAACGCATTAACAAAAGAAAAACCACAATGAGTATAACTAAAGACTTCTTGCTATTAATCGGGGCAACAACCGTTGATAAAAACGACCCAGAAGATTGGGATATGATAATTGACAAAGAATATTTTGTTTACTATCCTTTTGAAAATGCTGTGTATTTCGGCGCACACAATGAATACAGAATAACAAATCAAGAAGATTTTAAAACATTTGTAGAAATACTTAAAAGAAACAGGGAGGATAAAAAATGAACTTATTCAGCAAAAAACAAATCAGACCGCGACTGTCAATGAAGTGGTCGTTTCTCGAAGAAATGAGTCCAGAAGTAAGAGACAAATGGCTTGACGATAGAAACGGTATGGAATCGCAAATCCAAAATCTATTCGAGAAAATCCGCGAAATCCAAACCGAAAACGCAGACCTTAGAGATCAAGTCGACAAAATGGAGAACTCCGTTAGCGATACTCTAAGGCAAAATGGTGATCTTCGCGGGCAATTAAACGAACGGAAAACAGTCGATGAAATGAAAATCAGAACTGAAATGGATTTACAAGCATACCACAGAGCAAATGAAAAAGGTATCCAAACCTTTGATAAACTTATGTGGTTTGCTCAAACACTTACAAATAAGAAGTCATAGTGATTTGGTTTTAATTAAGGTGAAGCCCCTGCACGGATAACGATTCAGCAGGGGCTTTTTGGTTAAAAGAAAAAGCCGCCCGTTTCGGGGCAGCCTTTCCTTAAAGCAATGATAAATAAAAACAAATAGAAACAAAAAATCAGGGTTTTATGTCCTCTACCACAACGGAGGTCGAAAAACTTGTCGCCCGTTGCGGATGTACATTTGTTGTCATTTTGGGTGTAATATTTTGCAGCGAATATAGATTGTTAAATTATTCGGTGCAAGTTTTTTTTTAATCTTTCCTATGAACAAAACATTGTTGCGTTTCGATCTGACAATGATTAGGAATAAACACAACGTCTTTATTAAACTTACTGCATTTGCCGTATTGTAGTTTGTTTGTTTTCTTGTCGAACTGAAATTTCGCGTTATTTCTGATATGGCCTTTTGCCTTGTTTCTCTCAAACTCTTTGATCTGCAATAATTCATTTTTTGATTCCCAATACTTCTTTTTATCAAAGTCACGAACCATGAACTTACAATCATTGCAGTTGCAGTCTATTTTTTGTAATTCTATGCTCATTTTTTTGTTCCAAATATTTTCTTTTTCAATTTCCGCGGCAATACGGGGTTGTATTCCGTTTTCCACATCTGTGCAATTTGCCTCCAAGTTTCTTTTTCACAACTTTCTATAACCAGTCCACCGCCTAAACCCATCAGTATTCCTGTATTTGATTTACAATAAATTCCGTAACGATTGTCTTTTGGGTACACAACATCATTCATTTGGGTTTTTTCATTCCACTTTAACGAATGTGAAAAATAGGTAGTTTTGTTTTTTATTAGTTGAGGTTTAACAAAAAAGCTTGCGTCAACGCCTTTTAAGGGGAGTTTTATGTAAATGACATTATTTTTCATTGTGTTTTATATCGGGGCTTAGATGCTTTTTTTCGCTATTACTATAATTATTAACTTGTAAGTTCTAAATTATAACGGAAAGGTAGGAATTCAGGTAAACGAGTTCTCGGTTTGATTCACAGTCCTCCCATCCTCGGTGTTACCCAAGTCGGGACTGTGAATCGTTCCGTATGGACTTCAGTATAAACTGAGACTTCGGAGTCATCACATTCATGTATGTAGCACATGAAATTTGCATCCACTCGTTAAGCGTTAGCTACCTCGCTCTGACTTCGGGTTTGACGCTTGTCTTCCCGCCTGAGTTCGTCAATCCAACAGTCTCAGGTTATGTGGCTATATCGCTGCCGTTATCCAACCGACCTCACCCGCCCTACGTGGCGGGTTATTGTTTAAGCCTACTTTATTTGCCGCCTTTCAACCAAGTCCAAAGTGCTCAATGGAAGCAAAATTTTGGGCAACAAAAAAGCCAGCGGAGGTAGTCGCTGGCTTAATTGCTTTTATCGTTTCGGAGAAGTCTTTTAACTCTCCTCCACTTATTCATGCTACCTCACATCAATAAGTGTACGACTCAATACTTGAAACCCATTCCGTTGAATGTTCGTGGCAAAGATACGGCAACTTTTTAATTTGTCAAGTATTTTTCTAACTTTTTTTCATAAAAACAAAAAGCCCCTCGTTAGGGGCTTAGTGCTTTCTTTTTAAACAACTTTAAAAAACAATGAAACCGTAAGCGCCACAAGAAGTGGCCTAATCCTGACGGCAAATATACAACAACATTTTAATTTGTCAAGTATTAAAATGTAATTAAATTTATCAGAAATATCTTGACATGAGAATAGGTATGTGTTACATTTGTCGGAAGAAATCAATAAATAAATGTCACAAACAAATTCAATCGGCGAACAGCGCGTTCGCACAACGTTTAATCCATCAAATGACTCAGTTGTGGATCAGATCAAACAGAAATCAGCAGAGTTGATTAATCTCTGTGAGTCACTCAAAGAAAAGGACGGACGCCTTGCGTCACTTGCTCAAACCTCTTATGAGGAAGCTGCGATGTGGGCAGTTAAAGCCGCAACAGCGTAAAACACGTATCCCGTTGCAGAATCATGGATGCTTCGGTAAATCACTCTTTCGAGAACGGCAACGAACCGCGCATGACTTACGGCGGACTGCGGAACGGTGAAACTCAGGTTCGACTCCTGAACGGGATCAAGGCTCAGAATGCTATTCTTTCTGATGAGCCGTAAAAATAAAACAGGAAGAACGAAGGATCAATGTAATACTACCCCGTAAAGAACCACCGCGTAAGAGTGGTTCACTTTTTAAATCAGTAAATGAATACAAAAACAATTTCGGCGATGTTGTGTGGCGGAATAAGACGCTATTAAGCAGTAGACCCATCATCTAACCTGAGGCCAATAGGAAATGATTGGCGGAATAAGGAGGCGAAACACCTTATGAAAAACGCATAACAACAGGATGCCGTTTGATTCGGCAGGTAAAAATGATTAGTGATGAGCAACACGGGTTATGCAAGATGAAATTTCTTGCCACAACAGAACCGGAATTGCATTACGTAAATCAGAACCAATGAGCTACACAAAAATCACATTCTCAGATTTCTGTAAATGCGGAATACTTAAGAGGTGGTGCGACCTTCATAAGTACACCCATCCATATAAAAATCGTAAACAAAAAGCAGTAAAGAAATGAGTAAAGAAAAATTGTCTAACGAAGCGGAAAACCCCGCATTGAATAAGGGTGCTGTTATGCCCCGTTTATCTATTCCAGAGTGGGACGGGATAACAGATTACAGACCTCCAATATTTGAACAGTACGAATTTCAACTTGATGGAGAAAGCCCAAAAACAGATAAAGGAATTTATTGTGCTGGATTAAACTATGCACGTGAGATTGTCGGAAACCCGAACAATAGCAAGTGGCTTGAACGAAGAAAATTAACCGATGCTTTTGAAATGGGAATTGAGTACGCTAAACGCTTCTTAAATGGGGCATAACGATTTGCGGCTTTGTGCAGGTGGGGATTTGAAACACGAAAGTTTCAATTCAGTACAAAAGCCAATTAGAATTACTGCTGTTGAATTTACCGATTCAGCCCCACTTGCACAAAACCGATGTTAGCCGTTCGGTCATTTTTTCGGCTTGTTTAAATTAATTTAAAATGAATAGTAGAATTATCGCATTTGCAATAGATGCTCACAACAAAGTAAACCATCATTACGACCATTATCCGTATAGTTTACACCTTTCAATGGTAGCTATGTATGCTACAAAATTTATTGATTGTTTACCAACTCAAATACAAAAAGATGTATTAGATGCTTGTTGGCTTCACGATACAATAGAAGACTGCCGTTTGACTTATAATGACATAGTAAAAATTTCAAACTTGAATGTTGCTGATTTAGTTTATGCCGTTACAAATGAAAAAGGCAAGAATAGAACTGAAAGAGCAAATGATAAATATTACGAAGGAATTAGAAATATACCTTTTGCAAAATTTGTCAAGTTATGCGATAGATTGGCAAACATTAAATATTCAGACGATACAAATTCGGATATGTATCATAAATACGGTGAGGAACACGAACACTTTTTAAAATCTTTATTCCCTACTGGGAATTATGCAGAATATACTCCGTTGGTTTTAGAAAGTAAAAAGTTGCTTCGGTACACTTCGCTTGACTGACGGCTAACTACTGTATATGGATGACACCCTCATCCAAGTACACCACAAATAAGTATGAATCAGGAACAAATCAATTAAAGCGATGAAAAAATACTTTAACGAAAAACACGAGGCGATCATTCGCACAACCCCTTTTTATGCCGAATCAACAGATGGTAAAAAAGACGGTGACCACATTACAACGCGCAATGGGGTTCATGTGATTAATTGGAATCAACCAAAGTATGATCAATTTGGAAACCACATTGGAATAGAGTTGGTTTCGATGAGTCGGGATCAATTATTTGACCTGTATGAGCAATGTAAGCAAATAGAAAGCGAATTGTTTATGTCGGAATATGTGTCACTACCATTTTAATCAATAAAGAGATGAGAGAAATACTATTATGAAACGAGAAATTTAAAAGCAAATGAGGTGCTATCACGTATATGATGAAGAAGCGGGAAAGGTTCTCATTCCTGGGTGCTGGAGTTCTGCATGGGATGGACACAACAGAAACTGCACGTGCTACCCTAAAAACTTAGAAAAAAACTTAGAAAATGAATTAGTAAAAGAGCTGAGGGCTTCAATAGCAATATTACAAAGAGAGAATTACAAACTTGTTAGAGAAGTAGAGAGGCTAAGTAAAAAGCTAAAGCAATGAAAAAATTCATACCACTTTTATTCACCACCGATATGATGGTGGCAAATCTTGAAGGAATAAAGAACCAGACCAGAAGAGGTCGAGGACTTGATGTAATCAATGAGAATCCTGATGACTGGAAGCTAACCGACGTATCTATTTGTGCAGATAGTATCTTCATCACATTCACGAGTAAACATGGATCACACAGCACTATCAAATGCCCATACGGAAGGCCAAGTAACGTACTCTGGTTCCGAGAGAAGTGGAGACGTAACGAAGCGATGACAGGCCCTCCATTCCATTGGTATGCTCTGAATGATGTGTACACTGATCCTGACAATGAGATATGGAAGCCCGGTATCCATATGCCAGCCTCCGCTTGCCGGGCTTTTGGAGTGATTGAAGAAATCCGGATTGAGCGGCTTCGAGACATTTCGGAGCAGGACGCGATTGATGAGGGTATTGAAGCAAAATCCTTAGAAAGCGTTGGCGGATTAGTCGTGTATAAAAACTATATGCTTGTAAATCATTACACGACGCCAGTTCAGTCTTATTTCTCGCTTTTCGAGTCAATCAATGGAGGTGGACTCACTTATAAGAACCCTTGGTTATGGCAGGTGAAGTACAAATTCACAACCGAAGAACAGGAGGGATGGAAGCAATATGTACAAAAATTAATTTCTGAAAAATAGTAGGAATGAGATCGAAACCATTTATGTTTGCAAAGTCAATCAATCGAATATGAAAATTCAAATCAACAAAGCAATTTATCATTACAACCTCAATGTGAAAAAGGAAGATCAAAAGGATCTAACTATTGAGGCACTGGCAGAAAAAGTAATTACCAGTAAAAGATCGCTTTCATCTTCAAAGGTTAAAGCACTTCAACAATGGCAGTCAGGTAATATGTACGTCAAAGCATGTACAGTAGAACACCTTGAAAGGATTTCTAAAATTACTGGTTATCCAATCTGCAAACTGATTTCAAAGTAAACAATCAATAATCAATAACTATGAGTAGTCAAGTATCAACAACAAAGCCTACAAGTGTCAAGGCTTTACTTTCAGATCCCCAGGTAATGGGAAGACTATCTGAAGTGCTTGGAAAGAAACAAGCCACATTTGCAACTTCAGTAATGCAGATCGTTAATTCATCGGATGCTTTAAAATCTGCTGAACCGACATCGGTATTGAACTGTGCGCTTGTGGCTGTAACACTTGATCTTCCTTTGAATAATAATCTTGGATTTGCTTGGATTGTGCCTTTCAAAAAGAACTTCAAAGACAAGGAAGGAAAATGGCAAACAACAACTGTAGCTCAATTTCAGATTGGGTACCGCGGCTTCATACAGCTTGCACTTCGAACAGGTCAATATGAGGCTTTGAATTGCATTCCGGTGTATAAGAATCAATTCGAATCATTCAACTCTTTGACTGAAGAATTGAAAGCTGATTTTTCAATTGATGGAGAAGGTGAAGTTGTTGGTTACTGTACACACTTCAGACTGATTTCTGGATTCAACA